ATTTTTCATAGCCTCAATGGGCTTCATAGCAAGAGATTCTATACCTTTCCACAGACTTTCCACAATCTTTTTGCCAGCGGTAAAGAGGTCTATACCAAACACATATTTAACAAGCTTGTTTAGTGCATTAAAGAGAGCGAAAAGCGGATTGATGTTTATAAGGACAACAAGGACTTTTTGCCAAGATGATTTAAGAAAGTCCCAAGCTTTAGCAAGCCATCTACTGACCGTATTCCAATGCCTCCAAAGAAGATAACCAGCACCGATTAGAACGCCTACAGCGAGGGCAATCCAGCCGATCGGAGAGGCGAGTAGGGCTATGCTAAATGCCCTCAACGCCATAATAAGCTTTCCGACAGCTGACACAGACATTAACCACTTAACAGGGGCAAACGCCAAGCCAAACAGTTTCATAAAAGAAGCAACAGCTAAGCTGACTGTGCCCATGATTGCAAGAAAGCTAACAAACCCACCAACCGTAAGCGTGAGAACTCTTGCTACTGCTTTGTTCTCTTGTATGAAATCTGCAAACTTTCCTAAAAGGTCGTTTAGAGGGTTTAGTATAGCTATCAAGGTAGGAGCAACAAGAGAACCAATTACGGACAGCAGGTTTATAAGCGTCCCTTCTACCGCCTCAAGCACGTTTGCATATGTGTTCATCAAACGATTTAACCTTTGTTGAAGGCTTGCTTGGTTATCAAGCTCTTTTGCCATCTTCTCAAGTCCTGAAAAGCCTCCCGCTTCAATCTGCTTCCTCAGTTGTTCGTATTGTTCCTGAAATTCCGCAATTTTCTTTGGGTCGTGGGTTGCTTCAATGCTTTTTCTGATTTCCTCAAGATACATAAGGGCTTCATCCTTCGTTGCAGCAAGTAAGGGGGCAATGGCACGCATACCTTCAAGATCAAAAAGCTCTCTTATTGCTTGCATTCTCTTTAACGGGTCCTGAATTGCAGAGAGTTCTTTTCTGACTGCCATCAGAAATTCCTCAAGCTTAAATGCACCTTTTTCGTCGTAGAAGTCTGCAAGCTTGATTTCAAACTCAAAGCCTTTTGCTTTAAGCTTCTTTATGCGTTCTTCCAGTTCAGGAATTCTCGCAAGGATGGAACGAATGCTTGTGCCCGCCGTCTCACCTGCTATACCGAACTGCTTCAGAGTTCCCAACCACGCAAACATAAACCTTGAAGCCCTGAGCCCTGTGAATCCAAGCTGATTAAGCTCCGATGCAAAATACTTCGTCGCATAACCAATCTGGGTTAGCGTTAAACCACTTGCGAATTTTAGCCTTTGAATTTGATCTGCAAATGCTTCAAAATCCTCTCCCGCCACTTTGAATGCGTTAGAGAAGCTTTGCACAATTTCTGCAACCTCCTTCGGACTTGCCTCCTCCCTGAAGAGCACCCAAAGGTAAGATGCAGCTTTTAATCCACCACCAACAATCTTGTCTATCTCCATACCTGCGGACTTTAGGGCAGTAACCACACGATAGAAGTCCGCTGTCGTTCCCGGAAGTTTTGTTCCGAGTTCTTCCACTTGCTTGTTTAATTCCTTGACTTTCTCAACAGGCAAGCCCTCTTTGGTCATGAGGGCTACTTCCATTTCCGCTTGTGCAAGTTCCAAGCTTTTATAGGCGTCTAAGGTTTTATAGAGAGTAGCCAAAGGTAAGGCTGTGGCTTGTGCGACTTTCAAAGTGAAATCTTCTAATTTTTCTGAAGCACTCCAGATTACCCTCGGGTCAAAGGCTTGCCTTAGGGTTTCTCCAAAACTCTTTAGCTTACTTTGCGTTTGATTTAGTTCATTGTTAAAGTTTGAAACTCCATCCCTGAGGGATGTAAGCTGGCGGGAGAAGTTGTCTATTAGTTGAATAACTACCGCAACAGAGAAGTCCATGCCTATTCATCTTCTAAAAGTGCAGCCTGCTGTTCGTAGTATCCAGAAAGCTTTTTAGCCCAAAACTTCAACTCCGTATAAGCCATATTAGCCAAGTCGGAATAGGAAAAACCGTGCTCAACCATAGCTAAGATTGTGTCTGAACCGACAAAGGGGCGTATATCTCCGTAAATTCTTTCATAAGGGTCATCACATCAGCAAGGGAGAGTTCTTCAAGGTCATCCTCTTTAATGGGTTTCCCGTCAATTTCCGTAAGCCTTACTATCAAAAGCTTAATAATATCGTTTTGCCCAGTTGAGTTTGATAAAGCCCAGAACAAATCTTTACCTTTGCCTTCTTTAATCTTTGCAATCCTTCCACTGGGAAGCGTGAGTTCTTTTAGGAATTCCTTAGCCATCTTTAACCTCCGATGTTAGTCTTGTAGGCTTGGAGAATATCTTGCCCTTCTACCTTGTAGATATTGTTCATCACATCCACTTCTACAACATCCCTGCTATCAACCTCAAGCTTGTAATACAGGACGGAGATGGTGGCTTCCGCTTCTGCGGCTTCTCTGGCTTTGAACTTTCCACTGTCAAACTCTTTGAAAAAGCCTCGCAACTCCGCCTTAACGGGAACCTCCCGGGCTACTCCTCTCTGGTCCCAGTCCTGTTTTGATGCCCTGACGATGATAGTTCTCAGAACGAATGGATTTGAGGCGAGGGCGATAAAATCACCGTAGATGCTGTTGAACTTGATCCTTGCTTCAAGCTTATCAAGTCCAGCAGGGAGTTCCATCTCTCCGTATAGCCCGAGTGCCTTTGCGTCTGCAAACTTGAACCTGACTTTTGGGAGGTCTACCTCTTCAGCCTTAGCTATAAAGTCCGTGCCGTCTATATACACCCTTGCGTTAAAAACTTTGCCGATTTCAATAGGCATGGCTTAACCTCCTGTTAGTTTTTTGAGAAGTTCAATGTTTATCACCTGTTCAAAGGTTATGCGTTCCGCTGGAGTTGGGGGCATTATCTCGTATGTAAAGGTAAGATGTCCGTTTGCGAGGTTGACCTCAGGGTTTTTGTCTTTTAGGAAGTAGCATTTACCGTCTACGAGGGCACCTCTTCCGATAAGGGTTCGGATAAAAGCGTTTACCATGCTTAAAACTCCGTCTATAGCAACGGTTATGGGCTTGTCTAAAAACTGCAAAGTTGCATACTCTATGCTTTCTGCAATGATGTCTGCGGTTCTGCGAACAGAGATAAAGTTCTTTGGGTCTGATTTGGATGGCCACGCAGCGGAGCGGTTGCCCCAAACTCTATAGCCTGTTCCAAAACTGTTAAAGACTGTAACTATGCCGTTTTCGTTTAGAAGGTTAGCCTCGGTGTTTGGGTCGTTGATGGCACAGGTGATGGGGCGTTCTACTCCGATGATGCCAAGTATCTCGTGGTTGGATGGAGAATACCAGTATCCCTCTTCGTGATCCACCTTAGCTATAACTCCCGCAAGCCTTTGGCTGAAAGGCTCAAGGCGTTCAGAGTTCGTGGCAGGGTCGTAGACTTTGAGGTGAGGATAACAAATAACCGCCCTGTAAGCGGAAGTGTTCAGTTGACCACCCGCCCCTCTTGCGTTGATAACCTGCTGAGGAGTCAAACCAGCCGGGGCATCAATCAAAGCCAATGCTCTGTGGGTCTCACAAAGGGCTACCATTTCGGTCATAACACCCGGAGACTCGCAATAAACCGGGCAAAGGATTAGCTTTGCAGTGAAGCCAAAGCGACTATATAGCTCGTCAATTATCTTTAGCCCTGTTCTTTTTCCTGTTGTAGCATCATATGTGCCGATGATGTCGGCGGGAGTGACGGTTGAGGGATCGGGTTGATTATCCGAGTTTTTATGCCTCCGTGGGTCAAAGACATTAACAACGATAACAGTTGAACCTCCGTGATCAAAGATAGCATCAAGGGCGTAAGGGATTGTGTAGCCCGGCGCGGCATCGCCGAAGTAGGTTATGCCATCCTCCCTTCTTAGGACTAAAACAGGGTTGTTAATCGTCTGGGCATACCAGTCGTTTTCAGAAATGCCTGTGGGCTTAGTTAGATGCACGGGTGCAGTTCCGACTAAAAAGATGACCGCAGATTTTACTTCCCTGACTGGAACCGGTCCCTTCACTATTTCTATGGTTTCAACACCGTGCAAGTAATTAGCTGGCATCGCTTACCTCCTTCTTGGTTTTTTGTTTAGCTGGTAAAGGCTCAAGGTAGCCAAGTCCCTCATAAGTCTTGACTACCTCGGCATCAGGAAGTTCAACTTCCTTACCCGGGAAAAGCCGATATTCATCCTGCCCAACCACAACAATTGTTGGGTAAGTTAGCTTTACCTTATACCTCATTTGGATACCTCCGAAACAAACTCTTCACCCTCGTATACAGTTATGCGGGTGGTTAGTGGTTCTTCTTCCTGAGGGACAACAAACCTGCCGTTGCCCTTAAAGCTTAGAAGAAATGCAAACTCTCCGCTTTCGTGGTAGTAAAGTTCAAGCCCCTGAGGGGTAAGGTTAAACTGGGTCTTAAGGCTTAGGGCGGTTAAAATTCTTTCCAAAAGCTCGTAAGCTCCTTGCCCTTTTTCTCTTAAGCTTCTGTAGAAAAGAAACACAGAAACATCAAAGTCCACCGAGAAGGCAAAACTCGCTATCCTTTCAAACTTCGCCTTCTCTATGATATACCAAAGGCATGGTGTTATCTTAGGCTTTGTGAAAAGTTCCGTGGGTTTATCCACTTTAGAGAGAATTGGTAGCCCGAGTGATTGCAAAGCGTTTCCAATTTGTGCATCAAGTTCGGTCAGCATCCTATAACACCTCCTTCAGGCTTCTTTCAAAGATTTTTTTGAAGTGGTTCTCCTCCAGAAACTTTTCCAAAACGGGATGCATATAAGGGCGTGGAGGGATGCCACGTCTGGTGCCTGTTTCGTGATAAACCGCATAAGGAACGGGAGTTCCGATTACTGCCTTCCAGTCTTGGACTTTATAAGTAAAACTCTGTGCAAGGGCGGTTGTCCGATGCAGCTTCTTCTCAGAAAAACCTTTTTTGACCTTATAGGCAAGATAACGAGGGTTTAAGTCTTTCCAATCTACGCCGTGAGACCTACCTTCCGTTTTAAAAATCGTTGAAAGGTCTGTCTGAATTTTTTCAGCCGCCCTCGTGAGGGCAAGCTCGCTGGCTTGTGCAAGCTTCTTCGGGAACTCGTCAAAAAATCTTCTCAGTTCCTCTATATCCATACCATTGCTCCTCTTTTTGGAGATAGTTTTAGCAAGCGTTCCGCCTCAGCTATCAGACTTTTAACATTCATAGTCTGATAATCCTCTGCCCGTCTCCAGTAAAGATTCACACTTGATGCAAGCTCGCTCGCCGCAAGTAAAATCAAAGCCTTCCTTGCTTCTGGAGTGTTAGGCAAGCTATCCACATTTAGCAATCTCTTAGCCCTGTTTATCGCCAGCTCAATGCAATTTTGCAGAATTTCATCAGGTAACGTGCTATCGTTCAGAAACTCCTTAACCTCGTTTGGAGTTATCATTGCTCAGCCTTCCCTTTTTTAGGTTTTTCTTCCACCTTCTCGGAGTAGCCT